GTTGTGATAACTGGTGTACGTGTTGGTGTAACATCTGCGGTAAGGAATGTATTATCGGCAGTAAAATCTGTGGTATCTGCAACCATGTCACTACGGCTATACACATATATATAAAAACTTCGAATATCTGATCCTTTGCCATCAGTCACTTCAAGTGTAAATTCATAATTGGTACTGGCACTCCTAGTGGAGAAATCGAATGGATATTGATCAAATGTGCTACCGACATGGTCAAATCCTGCAGTTGCACTTGGGGATGCCAGCGGTTGTATGAATCCTGATATTTTACCCTTCCCTGAAATAGTTAAACCAATTGGTAATTGTCCGGCAACCAAGCGAACTATTACAATATCGCCTGGATCAGTATCTGTGTATGCGATTTGTAAATCAGCAACGGCCACTCCATCATAATATGTTGCTACTAATCCAGCAGGTGTAACAAATACTGGGGAATCTTGACCGGTTACAGTGAGTGTATATGTTCGATCAGCAATGCGATCAACTACCGTACGTCCATCTACTATCTTTTCTGTGTAAGCACGAACAGCAAATTTACTCACAACATCACGTGCAACTTCTGATGGAACACCTTGTAAACTTACAATGGCAAATGGCACGCCTATTATCAACCCTGTTTTCGAACATTGCATACCTGAAGGGAGACTCCCTGCTATAACTTCATAATATACATCATTGGCAGTGGGATCAGCAGGATTATATGCTAATAATGGAACTTGGAAAAATACCCCTTCCGGTATGGTTCCTAAACTACCAGCAGGTGTGATCCAAACAGGTTGCGCCATGTTGGTTACCAGGGGGTCACACTGAATAATACACGTTTCCAGATTTCGGTAGATGCATCAAAATTTGCCACGCAAACATAAAAATAGCTAGTGTCGTATGCAATCATTCCTGCGTTATCACCAATTTTTCCAGAAGAGGAGGTTGGCGGCGTTGCTTGCACTCTACTATAAAGCTCATCAAAATTGTCATTACATTTGATGTAAGCCGTGCGTATCGGATCGCCTAAGCCATCATTGGGCGTTGTTCCTACATTGATATGTTGTTTAGCCATAGATTATAGTTCCTCTGCAGTATTTAGCAGAAGTCTACAGCATTAACCAATTGTGTCGGGAGTTAACCGGGGCTAAAACTACTGCCGCAACCGCATGTTGATACAGCTTGGGGATTATCTATAACAAAACTACTGCCCATGGCAGAATCTTCATAACGTATAGCAGCATTATGTAGATATTCCCAGCTGGTAGCATCTACAAGCACCTTAACATTATCGTAGATAATGTCAAAATCATCATCGGCTTGCTGTTCATCAAGAGTGAACCCATAGGACATTCCGCTGCATCCGCCTCCTTGCACAAATACTCTAAGTTTAATTGCAGGGTTGTTTTCTTCAGCTAATATCTCTTGTATTTTTGTTATTGCACTTGGTTCGAGTGTCATTAAATTCTTTCATTACAAACATTCCAATTGATAATTTTCCAAATATCATCAAGATATTTAGATTTATTCCATTGGTATTGCAGCGAATAAGCATGTTCCCATACATCAACAAGTACACAGATATCCGTTCTTACCGCATGATTCCGTATGATTTTTATTTCACCGGTTGTGCTAAGATAGCACCAACCACTACCCTGTATAGACATCGCTTGCTCTTTAAATGCGATGCGGAAATCATCGTAAGTTTTGAACTTGCTTTCGATTAATTCCAATACTGCTCCACGTGGGCGATTTGCCCCTTTTGGTGCTTGTAGTTGTGGGAAGAATTTGTTATGTAAAAAGGATCCGGCACGGTTAAAATCTGCATCTCCTTCGCCCGCATTATAGCGTTTAGCATAGGTTTTTGCAAGATGTTCATAATGATACTCTAGGGTATCTGCTGACATCACCGGGTCTAGATCTTTAAGACCATATGGCAAAGGTGTAGTTTCAAGCTTTGCTGGATGTGTAGTTGCTTCTACTATCTGTTGGAAATTATCTAAGGTGTCCATATGAATATTTACCTACGTCGTACAATACGCCCACGGCTTAGATCATATGGGCTAAATTCTATATCAACTTCGTCACCGGCCAGAACTTTGATGTTGTTTTTTCTCATCTTGCCTGATAGATGACCAAGTACTAATTTTTCCATGTTTTCTACACGAACTCTGAACATGGCGTTTGGGAGTAATTCCTCCACAAATCCTTCTAACAACATAACATCTTCCTTACTCATTAAATATCCGCACGGTTTATAATTCTCCTTTGTAATTACTTATGTCGATATTGCCAAGATCAAACTTTATTTCCTGAATACGATCAAAGCGAAAACTACGCCAAGCTTGTTTTTCTACATCAAACACACGCAAACTATGCGTGTCGGGCACCGCTGTTTTCTTGCCCTCTACAATAGGCACAACTGGTAATTGATCGGGGTGTAGTGTACATCGCATGGTTCGTGCTGTGCCATCAGCTTTGGTGAAATCCACTGTGATTGTTTGACTAACAAGCAATCCATGCAGCCAGGTACGCATTATTTCGCGGTCCGGCTCTGACAATTGCTGATATCCATTGCCCGGTTGATCACGTAGTATGCGCCAAGTTTCTGTTTGTGCGAAATCCATTACCCTCTCCTCATCTTGCTTATATCTATAGCATCTTGTTGGCTAAACACAGGAACAGCATTACTCTTGTGAAGAGTGGCAATCCCAATACAGGCTGTGCCGGTATATACTTTAGTAGCGGCAGCAGATGCTGTTCCTGCTCCGGTATCCAGGCTAGGAATCCGTGGATCAGTTGCACCACGATAATTCAAAGGAGGGGGCATCCAAGTTTTTGCTGCCAAGCCCTTGACACGTTTCTTTTCATCGGCCACGCCATGTGTGCGTTTAATCTCCGCCCAACGTTCTAGAGAATCTCTTGATTCTCTGGCCACATCAGCATTGCGAAATTTCGCCTTGCCCTTGCGTTTACCTGTTGTGCTAAGCCAGGGACCCACCATGTGCATTGTCATTGTAATTTCTCTTAGATCGTTAATTTAACATACATTATACAATATAATGGTATTTGTTGTCAACTAAGATTATATCAATTTTGCAAATTCAGAAAAGGTTACTTTAAAGTCTTCACCACGTATGATATCTAAATTTTCGGTAATTTCTAAAAACTGATCCCAATATTCAAGTTCAGCCGGTTGTTTCATTACCGAAATTAACTCTTTGAAATCCTCTGCATCTCCAAGTTTTTGTATAACTGCTGCCTTGACATGATCGGGCATGTTTTTAATATACAAATGGTCAGGTTTTATTAATAAATTCCAAAATGGTATTTGTGGTAATATCTTGGTTATTGCATCTTTAAGTTCGGGTAGATGATAAACATTTAATATGCTTACTGTGCTAATTGCATCTATCCAAAATTTTGTATTATGCTGAGTGAAGAACGATTTGGCACTCTGTATATTATCAATTACTTCATCATAGTTTAGCCCATGGCGTTGGTAGCTAAATTTATCAGCAATGCCATCCAGGGATACTCCTAGTTCTACACATTTAAATTCTTTAACAAATGGCATTTTTTCTGGAATGTTTATACTACCATTTGTATTAAAGTATAAGGTTATATTTTTAGCAAGGTCGAGATCAACTATTCGTCTTAATAATACTTCTACCTTTTTATTGTATGTTGGTTCACCACCAAATAATTCTAATCTAACTAAATTTGCAGATAGTTGTACAATTTCATCTAGTTGAGTATCATCCCAATTGAGTTCTTTTTGAGAGATGCTGTAATAATTCTTTCCGGTTAGTTCTTGTAGTTTTTTTGCATCAGCAGCCCATCTACTGCTGTCACCAGGATGACAGATACGACATTTAGCATTGCATATATTTCCATTCTTTATCGTCAGAACCAATGGGCCAACTAGATAATTGTTGTTTGCAATACGTTGTTCGATCACAGCAGGAGTTGCAAATTCATAATCACTTGTATGGGCAACAGGATCAAACAATCGTAATCTTAAGCTTTTCTTTCCATTTGATTCTTCATTCCAACATCTATAACACATATCGGGTTTTTTGTTTTTAAGGAAATCTTCCCGTAATTCTTCTAACTTATTCCCAGTCCATTGTTGGATTATACTGGAGGAATCACCGGGCCATGTGGTCCCACCTAAATAAGGGCACGGACTA